CGGTTTCATTCAGCTTCTAATGCTGAGCTTAATTTCTTATAATTATAATTAAATTTATATACAAACCCTTAGGAAATAAGATTCTAAAAACCTAGGGTATAACTCCTATCTAGGAGTTTCCACTGATCACATAACTATACAAGATCGGTGCACCAGTCCAAAAGAAGAAAGTGAAATCTTCTCCTACAGCTCCCCAAGATTGGGAAGTAGTATACTGGGTGGTGGTGGATGAACCACTCGCATTTGGTGTAAACGATGTGGTCGTCAGCGTATGAGAATTTGACTGTAGTGACTGAGCACCTACAATCCGAGTCGAGCTCAAACGCTGATCTTGATAATATGGAAGTTCAACTTCAACTGTATTGTTGATTCCAGCATTGGTGACGGAAGCACCTTGCATGGAACGTTGAAAGGAGGATGTGGAAAGCCTCCGGCCGATTTCAGCAACATCGACTAATGCAGTGTCGCTGGAGGAATAAGAATAAGCTCCATTCCCTCCGTTTTGATAATCTCTTCGAACTACTCCCGGATTAGTTCCTTCGATAGTACCTCCTAAAAAGTACTTCTTACGAAGAGCACCCCTATATGCAGCATAACAAGGGGCAAACCAACCAATTGGACCAGTCTGAACGGCATTGAGAGGTGTTACCCCATCAACGGAAGAGACATCAATTCCATCAGGATCCCAACCAGAATAATAAGGCAAATTCTTGTTAAGAAGAGACTGCACCCGCAATATTCCTTTACCAGGAGTAATTGGGAACTGTTGCTTCTCAAAAACATACCGTTTCATCAACTCCCGCAATGATGTAACGGGATCACCGTAAAACACAAGTGATGTGTTATCGGTACAATCTCCTTTCGAAGAAATCATCTGAATTGGGTCTGCACCTACTGGTTTATCAGTAACAGTTTGTGCCACATTTGCTTCCATCCCACTCTGAGATTGAAGCACGGGAGTTTGTTCTGGAAAAATGTGCAATCCTTGATAAAATTTATTGCTAGGAGCAGCAAAACGCATATCTTCACTACAACTAACAAAGACGTTAACAGTAATGCTAGAATCAAGACTAGGACTAACCAGCTGATTCAATACGTTAAGTTCAAGAACACCGTTACCAAAGCCCACAGGCTTCAGCTGACGAACAGTGCTTGAATAATCTACCCCAGTATCACGCATTGCTCTACACTGCAACCACGGTGTAGATTGGCCCCAGCCAACCTCAATCTCGAAATCATCTTCTTCGGCAAGATCAACAATTCGAGAATAGTTAGTATTGTAGTTTACAGTTGCATCAAGAACATTAGGATCATAACGCACGAGAATTTTCCCTTTATGAAAGTCCGATTTGACAACTTGGAACCTATATCTCATGGTTCCCTGCCACGAATCGAACGAATTCGAAATCATGGCAGCAGGAGTAGGGTGTATTTCGACACCACCTCCATTGTCAGGACCCAAGGCCCAATTACTCGGCTGAACAACAGTGTTCCACAACATATCGTCAACACTATCTGATGGTGTAAATGAAAAGGAGGTCAAATAAGATTCGCGCATTGCAATATCCTTAATTCCCATCTGATCAACACCATCAAGACCAACAGTGCGACTGTCAACAGTAAGTTCAGCTTTGCTATCAATTGTCAGTTTATGGACAGCATCGGCAGCATCCGCATTGGCAAGGTTGCCAGTGGGATTAGGCTTAAACAACTGAATATCTGTGATAACACTAGGCCGAGAGTAACCAAAAATCCTTGCGACATCCCCAACTTTCGTAGCGACCATTTGCGTTGCTATCGCATACGGCCTAATGAGGGGCAAATCTTCAAGAATACCAGCAGCCTTCGCAATCATAGCAGCAGGCTTAGAGATAATGCCAGTGCCATATTCATCCTGCGAGTTAATGGTGTTTTTATTAGACTTCTTCTTCTTCTGTTTACCAGATTGGGATCGTAGCGTCACAGAATCATTTTGCGAAGTAGGCATAGTAAGCACAACATCAGTTGCCCACAAGTAAAGTGTAACAGTAACTGGATCATTACCACCATTCGCTTGAAGTAAATTTCCAAATGACTTAACCGTAAGATTGCCTAAATTTACAGGATCCTGTGGGTCATTCAATGAAATGTAATTCTTGTTAAAGAAAAAAGGCATATCAATCGAACCTCCAGTATTCTTCGTAGGATTGAGGAATACATGTGGCTTCTGACTGAGTTGCACAATATCTACGTCAAGAAAATTACGAGAAACAGTAATTTCATCAAAAGAACCAGCAAGTGGATTGTAACCAGCAATAGCACGACCATAATGAAATTTAGTTCCACTAATAACGAAGCGCGCATGCAACTTCATCCTAATAAGCTCATAATTTGCGATCTTATCAGCAATAAAGGGATTAGTTAAAAAGGTCTGCCAAACATTATCTTGATAAAAAAGAGGCTGGCCTACAGCCCATTCATCCACGCGAGCGCGGATGGGACGACTCAAGAAATCTCCAAGCTCTCCGTCAGGATTATGAGCGAGATCCATTGTTTCGTCGTATGCTGATCCAACAACTTCTGTCCAGCCAGCATCCTCATCTGCGAATGCTGTAATACCTTGAGTAGTCATGGACGATCCTTCAGCAATGGTTCTGCCAGGCTCAGCCTCTCCTGATTGAGATGTTAAAATCACATCATCGTCAGTACTTAAATCAGACTTAGTAACCGGACGGAAGAGGTCAAGCATTGCGCTCGCACATTCTTCAATCAATTCCACCAAGCGGTGATAGTTCGACTTCTGAGCAGTCGACGCTCTAATATTGTTAATTTGAGTAATACTTATTTACAAATGCACACACTAGGTGTATCAGTCCGTGTGTGTAGAGCACCTCTTGTTGTGGTATCAACCCCACACCCCTGAAAAGGGGTACACTTCGAGGAGTGTTCAATGACATATGAGTTTTCTTCTAACTTGATTATGGCCGAGTGTTCCATTTTAAAAAGTCGAGTAACTACCTCACATGGGCTTCTTTGGTTTATTCTGCAAGAGCCTTCGCAGTGGCCTACTTAATATTGCGCTGACCAGCGCGGAATGGATGCAGACTTAGTAACCAGAAGGAAGAGGCCAAGCATTGCGCTCGCAAAATCTTCTCATCTGATCATCATAAGTCATAATTTCTCCAACGAGACCGGCGATGCCAGTCTCTTCAGCTACCTTGTGCAAGTCATCACGACGAGACTCATAAGTCTCACGTCCATATTCAAAATATTCATCAGCAGCACCAATAATTGCTTCAGCAGAATGCTGTTGCTCAGTGATGGCATCAGATTTGATGTGGACATGAAGAGACTTTGAAATAGAAGACTCGTCTAGACAAGCACGGAAGAGTTCAAGCTCAGGATCCCAGATAGCATCTCGCTTTAGAAATCCAGCTTCCTCTCCCTTAATGAAAGGGACTGACTCTGCCTCCTTGTCAGCCATGGTGTAAGTAATTCCTGCGGCATCAAGAACTTCAGCAACCCGCGTGTGGTTGTAAGCATCGTATCCTTTCTTAACAGACATGATGTTATCATCACCATACGTCATGAGAGAAACGACTTCATTGAAACGAGGAACCTTCCACCAACGTTCAGTCTTAGCAATTTCAAAATAGCAGTATCTCATATACAGAGAATTGACCAACGAATTAATAACGACTGTCAGCGGATGACCTGAAGGATTGGATCCGAAAAATTGGATCAAAGTCCCAAAGTAATCATAGGTGGGGTTTGTAATTTCGGTGGCTACTCCTTGCATGACCATCAAATCACGACTATCATACTGACCAGACTTCTCACAAACATTAATGAGAATCTTAAAAGCAGCAAGCATGAAACGCGGAGACATCCGACGATCAAAAGATTTGTAATCACCAGCAATTACACGATCGTCCCCAAAGCGGTAGATATGTTTCATCAAATCAGTCCACTCAGGAGACATGGGGTTAATGGCGACAGCACTCTCGAAAAGCTTCTTATTAGTCTGCATCAATGATGATACAGACAAAAAATACTTACGAACAAGAAGTGTGAACGGCATATTACACCCCGCAAAGACGCGAACCTTGGCCTTGCCGACCTTAGTTCCTTCGTCCTTAAGAGCACCCTTGTAAACGGTATTAATGCATTCACCCCGGGCAAGGGCGTCCTCCATACGCGTCATTTCCTCAATAATAATAGGATCAACGTCACGAGGACAAGAAATTCCTTCAACAAATCGATCAGAAAGCTCAACAAATTGCTCCTTCGATCCGCGGAAAGGAAAACCGGCAGAAGTAGTAAAAGCCATAGCATTCACACCCTGCACACCATCGATACCAGCCAAATTGGCATCTAATGGCAAAATTCCAAGTGCAGCATACATATCAGGCTTCATACCTTCAATGATAGTTGATTGAAAATCGATAACTGCCTTATCCAAAGAATCTCCCTGGAACCGATAAGCAGTGTCAACTTTATCAACAATGTCAACTTCTTTATGACGACGACTGCTCATATCCATGGGCTTGTCATGCATCTTAGGAAGCTTCATAATTTTGCTCACAGCGGTAGAAATCATACTGGTAACAACCTTAGAGGAAGGGCTTCCACGAGGAAAAGGATGGGCACCAAAAATCTTGCATTTGGCGTCAGTAGGTAACTCATTCGATACACACTTATCATGCGGAGCGGTCAAGGGAATCTGAATTCCAGCGACTTCAGCAGGGTAAGGCATAGCAGAATGTGAAGCCAAAACGGTAGGTCTCTTGTTAAGCGCAACAATGCCATCAATCAACTGTTGGCGTGACAAAGCGCCAGCACATCCAAAGGAGTCCTTACCAGCCAAATGAAAGCCAGGGATAAAAGAAACTCCCTTATTGTTCTCAGCAATCATAGTTGCCATGCACAAACCGTTAAAAGTTCTACCAGGGAAGGAATAAGTCCAAGACTCAAAAGATCCTCCCTTAGAAGTACGGTTGTACGAGCGAGTGATGAGCATTTCCGGAAAATCCTTCACTTTACCTGAATCATTGTAAATCATAGTGGCGAGAGCCTTCTTGCCACGATCAATTTCATCAGAAAAGTAAGAAGTGATATCCTTCTGCGTGCCCATCTCTGGGAGGTACCACAAAGCATAATCCGTATCCGGGATCCTGTAACAACTTTCAGGGAAAATATATACATGCTTAGGGTGTGCACCCTCCTTGGTGAGACGAGCTTTAATTGACGTCTTAGGAACAACATGGTTGGGAATGATGAGGATGGAGCTCTTGACCGTAACGGCATTGCAGAACAACGATTCTCCCTCTTCACCAATATGCAAAAGCCATTGACGCTTACGCATACTCACTGTGAGCTGACAATTAGTCATAGTCTTAGTCGATTGAGGAACATCAACAGGGACTACGTACTTTGCTTCACGCTCACGACGATTCTCAGAGCCCCACCATGGAGCAAGATCCGGTTTCTCTGACTTAACAAATGTCGGAGTCGAACCTTGACTAGTTGGGACCTCTCGTATCTTCCGAATGATATTTACAATAATAGACAAAGTAGTCATACCGCCGAAAGCGGACAACAACTGCATCTTACGCATATAAGATAAATCATTAATAAACTTGGAAGGACGAGGTAATGTTGTTAATCGGATAATCAACTGCCAGCGTTTGAAGCAAAACCAAAAAATGGATAAAGATAGTGAAACAACACAAAATACGAAATACAAAAATAATGTGCGAGTTCCAAAATACTCAAATCCAAAGGCTACAAACAAACCAGCAAGAAGAAAATATCCAACATACATTAAAGACGAAATCAGAGAAGTCCTAAACCAGTAAGTTAAGAACACTTGTCCAAATTTGGTATAAAGAAGCGCCTCGAGGCGCTCTTCAAGCCAGGACATAATAATCTCCTCTTTCTCAACAATGAAATCAGTAATTTCAGCAAATCCAGAAAACATTTGCGAATCAAATTCAACGGGCATGCCGTCTTCATTGAGATCAATATTCTCCATCTTACGCTGATTCTCTACAAATCTGCTTTGCTGCTCAAAATGAGCACGAGAATCTTCAATCAAAAATTCCATCATAGTGTCGATAGAAACACGTTCCAATTTCTTACCATTGTGCTCAATAATCTGATAGGCGACTGCTTTATCATCAATAGAGCCTGGGCGAGGAATCGCTCGCTCACAAGTATACATTCCAAAATGGGGAAAACGGTCGTCATCAGCTTGTTCAATCTTGGAAGGATCAAGCATTTCAGTACCGTTTTTGCAATACTGTGGCAACACTTCGACAGTAACAGTGACATTGAAGCGGCGAGCAATTGAAAGTGGTTCATTGGTATAAGCGCTAGCTTTAAGGTCCTTGACATTGGTAGTGCCAAAGACAACCTTAGGTTGAATGGGGACGTTACCCTTCAATTCAACATTAGGATTCAAAGCGCTCATAGTTGCGTTGTTGATAAACTGAATAATCTTCATGAGAGGATTTCCTTCAGTAGTATCAACCTTACCATTACAGAGATCATCGAAAATCACTCCGGCATGGAAGGCACGATATTCGGATTGAAACTTATCAAACTCGTTAAGCGTGATAACTGAACGAGGAGAAAAATCAAAATTGTTAACCTTTAATAACCAACGCATAAGGGCGTTAGCGACAGCAGATTTACCTACGCTAGATTTTCCAAACAGGAGAACAGCATAAGGTGCAACTCGAATATAGTCCTTACTCATGAGGACTCGTGCAACTGATAGTGAACGTAGATCTTTAAGACGGGAAGCATAATAAGCTCGCTCTCCATCCTTGACTGAATCGAGCAAGTCGAGTGTAGTCTGAATCATTTCACAAAGAATACGATCATACTCATGGGCCTCGATCTCAAGACGACCGGTTTCCATAAGCAATTTCTGCGACAACAACATTGTAAATTTGTCATCGTACATAGATCGCTTTGCATCGGCAAAGAAGCATGATAAATCACCACTGCCCATAAAGACAATGAAGCATCCCAAAAAAGTCTGGGAAAATTTACCAATAGCCTCAATCAAATCCATGAATGTGACCTGACGACGCAATGATTCACTCTTAAATAAAGAAACTCCCTTAATATTCAAATCAAAATGTCCAAGCCATCCAAGAGTGACAATGATGTTAATAATGTCAAACAATTGAACGAGAATCTTAGACGTACGAATATACTTAAGGTTCTTCATAACGGAAGAAAGTGAATCAAAAAGTGGATCAAGAGAAGGAATTTTAAGAGTAGAAGTAAGAATATTTAATTTCTTCTTAGTTTCCTCAACATAATTTTCAAGTGATACCACGGTATTAGAAAAAGAACTGCGAATAATGTCTGAAAAGCGCCAAAGAAAGGCAATAGATTCAACGCCGTTCTTATCAAAAAATTCGTAAAAAACGGCAAACAAGCTCTTGTTCATAATATAAGAGGAAAGCCCAGTAATTCCAAACATGAGTACACATCTAAGGAATCTGGAAAATCCGCCTTGACGGCCAGATTGAGAATCAAGATATTTTTTAGAAGAAGCTTTGGAAGCCTTTCGGTCCTTTGCCTCTTTCTTCAATTGTTCAATGATCTGAGCGTTTCGGGCCTTCTTTTCAGAAGCCTTACGCTTATTTTTCTGTTTATTGGCCCAATGATCTTTACGATCTTGTTTCCCAGACTGGGAAATTAGGCCTATTTCTCCTGGGTAAGCCCAACGGCCTACAAAGTAGCCAAAGATTAGGGCTACAGTAAGAAATAAAGTAAATGTGAGGGTATTCGCACCCTCTACGCTAGTGACACTCTGGGTCACGACAGTCTGCATTGCTAATTTCGCTGCAGAACACGCGTTACTTGTAAATAGATTAGAAGCGTTAAAGTTGTAACTCCCTGCATGATGACAGGAAGCTCGGAGCGGCGTGCAAAGCCACAAGTCTTTCGACGGCCGATTTTGATTATATTATCTATCTGGGTTTAACCAGTCATGGGTCCTAGAAATAATCTTAATTAAGACAACCGGGGCGGTAGTTCAAGATCATATAAAAATATTCACTAATATGACAGAATTTGAATCACGCTAGCCTGAGTACTCAAGTCTCACACGGCTATATAAACTTTCTTGAAGAGGTTTACATACAATATAAAAAAGTAGCAGTTTAATGATAAAAATCTGAATATGTAGTTATTTTCATAATCTTCTCAAACCACCAAAGGTGGGTTTCCGTTAACGCGGGAAGCGAGCAGGTGACTATTCTTAGTCAACGAGAATAAATATGTGTTGGGGGGGGGGGTTAAATTGCGGAACGCAAGTTTACGAAAAACTTACGCAAGTTCAATTCATGCACTTAAATATTGGGTTCCAAAAAAACCAATACAAGATACTGAATTAATTAGAACTTAACAACCTAAAAGGTTGAACAAATAAAAAGTGCAAGTGCGGTCTAGGTGCTAAACTAGACAACGAAATACACAAGATACAGGGGACTCCATGGAGATAAAACTCCATGGAAGTCCC